GCTCATCAGCTTTACCGGTTGTTGGCCCAGTTGTTACATAGGTGGTGTCCTGGGTGCCCTTGGGCCTGGCCTTCTGCGCTGCGTCATTTCTTCTCTGTTCCTCTGTCCTCTTGTCTGCATGTCCTTTTAATACTGCCATGATCTTGTCCTCTCTTTCTTAGTTGACCTTCTCGGTCTCTGCGTTAATAAGTTTCTCTGTTACGGCCAGGCCCTTGATTAAAAAAGCTGGCACGTTGTAACCACATTCCACCAGGTTCTCCAGGATACTGCGGATCTCATTGACCAGGAGACACGCCAAGGTGAACCATCCCAAAAGCAGCAGGAAATCCAGATTAAGTCCCAGAATGTCATGTCCCAGACCAATAAATAATTTCGGCATCAAAAAGGATACCAGGATGATCACCCAGTAGCCCAGTTTCTTTAGGATACCTTTTAATCCAGTCTTACTTGACTCTCGTCCCAGCTTCCTGGCCTTGTACCAGCCAGTCAGCCAGTCCAGGACATTGCAAAGCAGATACCCCGCAAATATGTACCAGTATGGCCCCAGTATGGCCACCAGGACCGTTACGGCTGCCCCATAGGCAGCATTACACTTATCTAAAAATCTCATTTTCATATACCTCACCTTTCCTCTTCTTTGCCGTATACAATGGTTTAAATACGGCCTGTGTTATCATAAATTACTAACACTTTCATCTTACATTTTCCTTTCTTCATGATATAATGTGACTATGTAGGTCCCTTTGATTGGGATCTATTTTTCATCTCCTTATAATTGGGGTTACAGGAAGTTGGGAAGGGTATGTACCCGAATCAAAAGACCTGTATTATAAAGGGACCAATTCTGGCAATTTAAAATTCGGCACAGCCTTTACGTTTGTCTCGGGCGGATCTGTTATTTTTGATACGGCTCAAATGACATGCAAGGCTGATAACGGAGCGGCATTTAGATGCTGTTACTTATATCCCAGCGCATCACATAATTTAACTCCTTACAGTGCATTAAAGGTAGACTTTCGGGCTGGGACTGGAAAACTTACTGCCGACTCCAAGTTATACTACGGCACCAGTCTATCCGCAGTTACCACAGATTCGGTGGGGGGATCCTTAAGTGGCAATACCTTATCATTTAATATCAGTGCCATTAATGCAACGCGATATATCGCGCTTTATTTATACTGTAGTGGTGCTGGGGTTACATTTTATATTGACCGGGTCTATTTTGCATAGCTATAAACTGGACGTTACGCTACTCTAATCCTGAAAACATTCCCGGTGAATGGTGTCCTGCTCCATGATGGATCACTGTCACTTCCATGAGCATCGTTATAATATTCGACCGATAAATAAATCTTTGGGGCAAAAGATCCTGCCAATGCGGTAATATCCGTAACAAGGTCAAGCGTTGACTTCAGACCCATGTTGGTCCTAGATGTTTTTATCTTTGTTGACCCATTCCATAGCTCGATGACTGCAATGTAATAGTCAGCATCAGTATAATAATCAACACCCGCTAAGTTGAAATTAACAATCAGCTTAGTGTAACCACTCCATGTAAATGCTTTGCCAGCGGTAAATTGGGGATAGGAGTATTTGGTTATTTGAATCCTGTCTGATCCAAAATACACAGCTGCATTATTGCCTGTGAAGCTATACGCATTATTCCCCTTGTAATATAAATCGGTGGCCGCAGCGACATACCCTTCCCAACTTCCTGTAACCCCAAATATCGGCACACCCTTTTTGATATTGGCCGCTTTCAGATTGGGATCCCCTTTGATCGTTTGTGCACCGGTCAAAAACTGGTTGGCAGCAATGCTCTGGTTCGCCGTTCCTGGTGTATATGTAGCCGCTGCTTTTTCAGTCATGGTGCCAGTTAAGGGATTCCCATTTTTGTCTACGATCACTTTACCTTTTCTTATATCTGCTGCTGCGGCGGTCACTACATCAAGATCAACTCCGCCTCCGCCACAAGGTATCAAAATATCACTCATTCGCGCTCACCCCCACTAACTTGATATTAAAATCTGACGTTGGTTTTTTCTTCGGGCAGTAAAATGTAGCCTCTCCATTCCCAGCAATACCCGCTTTAACCAGTGCCCCCATCTTATCCCATGTATTTGCCGTGGCCACCGCAGTGGTAGACTTGATGGCGCTCATCATCTGCACCTTATCTGTCTCCTTTAGGCCGGGGACGCTAACCGTTTGAGCGTAAGGAGCAGTACTACTCCAGTTAGCTGCCAGTAAAGTCAGTTCCACTTCTCTGGTCATGCGGTTGATCTCTGTGGTGATGGCGTTGATATCTTCGGGCTTAAATAGATCCCCCTCCTGACTGTATGTAGTCACATCCACAATCTCGGATTTTCCCTGCGCATCCGTACTAATCTGATACTTACGGTTGCCTTCAAAGACATCTGCCTTATAATTTGTTTTCAGTGCCATATTTACCTCCTGTTTCCTATCGCTTTAGCCCCCAGCTTGAATGATAGGCGCTGCTGTCCGCTCACCATGCTGTCGTACATATCTCCCAAATCCTTAAGTATCTGTTCGATATCATTCGCCTGATAGACGCTGCTGTATGTAATTTTTGCTGGGGTGACCGGCGTGCTGGTCTTTGTAAAATAAGCCGCCCGCAAGGCTTTTATGTTTCCCAATAAGCGGGCCATTTCTGTATCCGTCCGGAAGTCCTCCATCCCCCACTCTTTAGTCCGGATGTCAACATGCAGCAGTCCAGCCAGCAGAGCGCATGCCTGTTCCACCCGGTTCAGACAGATGTAATCTGCGTAAACCTTATCCAGATCTGCTGCAAGATCTTCCACCGTCCGGTCCGTAATCAGTGTGTCCAATACCGTACTCATTTTACTGTCACCTCCGCTGTGATCTTACGCCGGCTGAATTTGAAATCCAGCTTTGTGATGTTTCCTGTCATGACCCCCTTGATCCCAGTGGCCACGTTAACACGGTTCCCTAGTTCCTGGTCATTAATGGTGGCCCGAAAGCTGATGCTTTCATTGTTGCTGTAATAATCATAGACACGATCCAGGACTGCCTGGGCATTGCTACCAGTCACCAGCGTAGCCTCCTTGACCTCGGCAATGTTTTTGTTCTGGGTGATTTTCGGGTTTTCCTTTACCAAACTGACCATGCTGTGGTTATACTTAATCCCATTCAGTACCACTTCCCCGCCTGTGCCAGTAATGTATGCATAGTTGGCGCCGTGATCCCCAAGTGTCCCACCAGTGATTGACAGTCCGTGATACGGCTCCGAAAACTCTACTTTTGTGGTCCCGGTAAGGTTGCCTTTATACAACTGAGCCGTTTCTGTCCCTGGATCATAGCTATGTGCATACAGCCGGATCCCGGTTATGATGTCGCTGTGCTCCAAAGTCAGCCCCAAGAATATGTCTCTGGTCATAAACTCCCCTGTCACCTCTGTCTGTTGCGGATAGATATACAACTGCCGGTCGTAACTGGTATCCACCAATGCGCCAATGGCAAAGGCAAGCTGCTGCAGGGCTGCACGTTTGGTACATATTGGCAGGTATCCGCTTACCGTGGTGCTTGCATAGGCATCATCCAGAAAATAGGTGATCCCCTCCCCATCCATAATGCCGTCCAGGATATCTGATACAAGAGTGTTGCTGTATATCCCACCCATGAATTGATTGTTATCCAAGATCCCTACTGCATCTTGGGTTTCCACGGAGTACCGTTTCTCCCCCAGCTGCTTGCCGTCCTTCAGGTAAAAAATACCCAGGATAGCCTCATCAAAATATAATGTCTGCTTCTGTTTTTTCTGAAACTCAAACGCATACTCCGACTTGCTCCGGATTGCATAGTCCATGGTGTTGATGCTGACCTCTTCGGATATCGGATTCAGCTCCATCAGACAACTGATGTCTTCGATTTCATCATCTTTAAACACACGGATAAGGCCCCAGGTAATCCCTGTTAAGAACACATTCCGATACGGCTTGTTGGTCTCCAGGAATGTGATAACAACCTTGTTATAATAATCCACGATTCCATAACAAAAATAATTGTATGTATCCGGATAGTAGTTCTGATTAGCCAGCAGCGTATCGTCCCTATACCATTTGATGTTGACTTTGTTGCAGTAATCCCCAGAATAATCATTAAATGTCAAGGTTATCCCCACACTGGAATGGTTTTGCCCGAATACGAATGTCAATGCCGGAGGCGCCGTGAAGCGCCCCTCCGCATCCGATATGCTGTCACTGACATATCCCATATCCACCAGCTCGTCCGGGGCATTACTATACCCTCCGTCCATCTTGGCGTATCGCGGCAGGCACAGGGCATAATCTGGGAACTCAACGCCCACCTTCAGGTCTTGCAAGTCAACATAGTAGTCCTTGTCATCCGTTGCTGCTGTATGATCATCTGCGGCTCCCAGAGCAATGTCGTCATAGACAATCTTAAGTCCGCCGGCATCCGTCATCCTCTGGTTCTTGAGCACCGACAGCCACAGATATCGGTATGGCCGGTTGGTTTCCAGGAATGTGATAATCAGCTGGTTAAACAACGGTACTTTGGCCCGGCAAAAGTACTCCACCCCATCTGGCTCAAATTCTTGTTCCTGGACCAATTCCGTATCCTTGTACCAGGCTATTTTAAGCCTGCTGGCATAATCCCCGGATATCCGGTTAAACACCATAGACACGCCATTGCTGGTCTTAAGCCGGTCAAAGGTGACCGTTATCACTGGCGGCACCCCAAAGTCCCCATCCTGGCCACTCAGGGCCGTACTGATATAGCCATTCTGCCCATGCTGCACCACATCCGGCACATTACTGTACGTCCCATCCATTTTAGCGTAGCGGGGCAGGCAGTAAGCGTAGGGTGGCATGTTCTGCTCGAAGCTTGTTAGATCATCCACGGAGGAGTACGGCTGCTGTCCATTGGTCTCTACCCTTATGTCCCACTTCATCTCTTACCGCCTCCTCTGTGGTTCCATGGCTGTGAAGTTTAATGACAGCCCATCCATGCCCCAGATGTTCTTCCCGTTCCGGATCCGCAGCTTATCTTTACCCTGGCTGACGTAAGCCTGAAAAGTCAGCGTTTCCTGCCCATACGGGAAGGTCATCTCATGGCTCGCGTAGTTCGGATCGGATATGATGTTGTAAAACGCATCATAGGATGCCAGGTCATCCGTCTTTGGGTAGATCTTCATTGTGTAGTTGTAGAAGGTCCCTATGATGTCCCTGTCCATGGTGTAGTCCATGGTACGTCCGGACTGCTCCGAATCCGTAACGGCAAAGCTGCGTTCCAGCGAATCCTTCTCCACCTCAACGTTATATGCCCTGCCGTCCAGCAAGAATACATTATCCATATTAGGTACCTCCTACGATTACCAGGCTCACACCTTTGCGGGCTGCCTCCTTGTCAAGTTCTGGTTTAAGCACCCTGGCCAGCGCCGCCAGGTTTCCGGTCAGGTTCAGAACAATCTGTATCGGCCTGTTCCCTTCCGCCTGCAGCCGGCTTATCATCTCGTCCATTTTAGCCACCAGGTAGCCCAGTGTCTCCTCCTGGCCATATCCTGCCGTGTTCCTCATGCTTGCGGACATTTCCCCGGCGCGTGGTGGAACAACAGTCCCTCTGGCCATCCTGGGCAGATAGGATGCTGCGTTCGGGATGTTGATACCGATAGGCAACTGGATCTCCACACCGTCAAACACATCCATGACGCCATCCAGCCACTTCTGAACCGTGCTCCGGGATGATGCTGCCATAGCGCTAATACCGTTGTTAAATCCGCGCACTACATACTCTGCAATGCTATAAAACTCTTTGGACGGCGAATTGATGTCAAACTCTTCCTCGGCCTCTTCCATGGCTTCCCTTGCCCACTTCCTGATGGCATCCTTTGCCATGTAAGCAAAGTCAGAAATACCATTGGCGAATCCCTCATTGATTCTCTTTGCCATGTCGTAAAATGCTTTATACATCCCTCCGGTTCCTTCCAGGTCACTGTCGCCCCAGAACCATTCCTTTATATTCTTTGCCCAGGTCTCCATGGGTGACTGGGTCTCGGTGTGACTGCCATCAATCTTGGCCTTAAACGCCTGGATGATCATATCGGCAAACTTAGTCCAGGACAATTCATTTACGCCTTGTACCTCATCTGCCCCTACAAACCACTTCCGGATATTCTCGGCCCAGGTTTCCATGACACTCTGGGACTTTGTATAGTTCTTCGTGACGCTGGTATTAAATCCAGACAGGATATTTGTGGCCCACTGTTTGGATTCCGTGGAATCACCACTGCTGATACCAAACTTATCTTTAAACCATGATGACACCCCGGTTGCCCAGGACTTGATCACACTTTGAGATGCCGTCTGCTCATTGGTCACGCCTTGATTAAATCCGGCTACTGTATTGGATCCAATCCCGGCCAAGACGGTTGACGGACTATTAATTCCTAACAGCTTTTCAATTCCCTTTACAAATGGACCGGTGATATGCTGCCTAATAAATTCACCCGGGTTGGAGAAAAACTCTTTTATACCATTGCAAAATCCATCCCATAAGTACTGCCCCATACCAGCCATGACGGTGGATGGGCTGTGGATACCCAAGAAATTCTTAATCCCCTTGATAAACGGATCCGTAATGTTCTGCTTTATAAAAACACCGGGGTTTGCGAAAAATTCCTTAATCCCATTACAAAATCCTTCCCATAGACTGGGCCCCAGCTTCTCCAGCTCAATTGATGACGGCCCATTAATACCAAATGCTTTTAGGATTCCGTTCATGAACGGCAGATAAACATGGTTTATAATCCACTCACCAATACCTACCCATGCTTTTCGTATTCCCTCTAAGATTCCAAGCGCAACATTACCGCCGCATGCTTCTATCTGGGCCACAAAATAATCTTTTGCCGCCACTACCCCGTCCGCTATCAAGGTGCCTATGAATTGTGCCAGCATACCGAATACAGTCCCTAGCGCGCTGTAAAATAACTCAAGTATGCCCCCTGCCAGGCCAATCCAGTCGATCGCCTCAATACAGTCAAGAATTCCCTGGACAAAAGCGGACCAGTCTGTTTCTTGTACTACTGTAATTAAAAAGTCCAGGATGCCAATGACGAACGTACTTAATGCCTCGCCTGCCTGAGCCCAATCAAATGTTTGGAAAAAGGTACTTAAGCTGGTCGCTATTTGATTTCCAAATTCTACCCAGTCATAAGTTGCGGCAAATTGAAGAAGAATAGCAAATGCTCCGTTAAGACCAGCGGCCAGAAGGAAACCAAATTGTGCCCAGTTGATCTGACCCGTAATTCCCATAAGGCAGGTTGCAAACGCAGTACCGATGGCCCCCCAGTCCGCACCGATAATGAACCCAAGTAATCCGGATATCTGGGCCTGAAAGTATGCCCCAATGGTCGCCCCTACAAGTGCCCAGTCAACCGTATCAATCATCCCCATCAGCCCTATTCCCAGCGAATTCCCCAGCATAAACCAGTCAATCTGCGTGAGCAGCAGGTATAGAGTATTTGCCAATGTATTGATACCGGTTCCCATCATAATTCCAATAGCATACCAATCAATTTTGGCAACCAAGTTGTTGAACAGAGTCGTGAAGGCTGTCACGAATGCGGTTATCTGTGCCCCGATGTTATCCCAGCTGATGAACTGTGTAAAACTCTGTACAGCTTCATTGATCTTCTGTCCGATCAGCTGACCAATGCCCTTCCAGTCCCCAGCCGCAAACATCTCTTTCAGCTTATTGGCAAAGTCACTAATGCCCTGATCGATCCCCACTGTTTCAAACATATCGGATGGGCTGGCTCCTCCGCCACCGCCTCCAGAATTATCTGCGCTCTGCTGCTGTATCTGTACCAGGTCGTCAAATGGAGCCAGGGCTTTTTTCGCCTCTTTACCGGCTGCACTCGCAGCGCCTCCCGTCTTTTTCAGACTGGCTGCGTAGTCCTCATTAGCTTTTTTTGCCCTTACAAATGTAGAACCGCCGCCCAGCGCGGAAAAGAACTGGTTTATGTATCCCACGGCTGTTGCCAACAGATTGATCAGTGTATTAAGCGCTGGCGCCACATAAGACAGGATTGGCGCAAAGGCTGCCGCGAAACTATTCTTTAGGTAGGTCATATTGGTTATCAGACCAGACATGGACTGGTTCGCACTGTCCGAATATTGTACCAGGTTCTGCATGCCCTCCTTGACCCCTTGAATAGCCGCCCTCATGGCCATGCGGATGAGCATGAGCTTAAACATGTTGGCTAACTTAAAAACACATTGGCTCGCCTTGTTTGATGACTTTCCCAATCCTTTGAGACTGGACACAGCCTGTTTTGCTTTGTTGGCTAATCCCTTTCCCAATGACTTACCAAAATCACCTACGGCCTTTGCTGCTGATATAAAGGCGTTCTTGGTTACTGCGGCGAACTTATTTTCCGATTGCTCCGTGCTGGCTAGCGATGCCCGGTACTCCTTTAAATCCACTTGCGCCTTGTTTAAAGCTTGATAGGTGCTGTCATATAGATCATCACCAAACGTTTTTCCCTGGGATGATAACCCTTCCAACTGACTTTTTAGCCGATCGATTTTTCCCTGAAGGGTATCTGCCGGAAAGATGACTGCATCCGGTGTAGGACTTGTGAGCTCTTTTTTATAATCTGTCAATGCCTGTTTGACTTTACTTAATTTTAAATATGCATCGTCATACTCTTCATCACCAAAATACAGCCCCTGTGATTCCATCTCTTTTATTCTTGCAGACAGCGCTTCAAGTTCTGCCTTAAATTCATTTGTTTGCTTTTCAGCATTTTGGATTCCCTGTTCATACTTTTCGATAGTGGCCATTGCATCCTTATCATACCCGTATAATTTAGGATTCCTCACAGGTTCGCTATGCTCTTTTCCGGCATTAGGATCGGCTTTGACATCATCCATAAAATGTACGGTAATCGCATCCATCTGCTCCTGCAATTTCCTAACGCGATCCGCGGCTTCATCAGCGGCCCCGCCAACAGTGTCTACAGCATCCGCTGACTTCTCCACAGTTTCAACTGCTTGTGCTGTATGCTCCGCCTCCTGCGCAGTCTCGGCCATTGCCTGTCCCGCTCCGTTAAATCGGTTCAGGATGTTGGTGGATAACCGGTCCACGGCCTTCGTCAACCGGTCCATTGCCTTTGAAAGGGTAGATATGCCATCCTCGAATCCATCTATATTGATCGCTGTATCAAACCTTAAACTACCATCACTGCCGCCCGCTGCCATATTATCACCTCCTGCCTGCGCATAAAAACAAGACGCTCATCCAGCGCCTTAACCCAACAAGTTATTCCAATAATCAATCTCCGCTTGTTCCTCTTCGGTATACCGTCTTTTGACGTCACAAAGCTTTTTGTTGTTCCGATAAAATTCCTGCTCCCACTTTTCCAGTTTCTTTCCTTTGGCCTTCTTTTGCCGGATGCCCAGGACTGTGGAAAAGGTTCCTTCCTCGATCTCCATAAAATACCCGGAAAAGGTCCACCAGTGGATGTACGGGACCGCCCTGGTCTCCATACCCGCCACTTTATTGATAGCAGGGAACAAGATAGGCTCGTCCTGTTCCCAGTCCATCACCTTCCTGGCCGGCTTCTTATCGTCATCTTCCTGACCGCAGTCCACGAACCACTTAGCCCGCAGTACGGCTTCCTCCATGTGCTCCTGTGGTATCTGGTAAAAACCATCCCGGTACAGCCGCTTCATCAGGATCTCAAGTTTTTCTGCCGCCGTGAAGTCTGGATCATTGCAAGCAGCCAGGAATACCAATATGTTCCGGTAATCCGTCACTATGGGATAACTGATGCCACCTATATCAAGGCTGGTGGGTAGTACGCCAATCATTGCTTGATGTCCTTCAGATACTTGTTCATCTTCTCCCGGTTCTTCTTGTTGTATGTCTCAACCGCAGGCTTCATCAGCACAAGCAGGCTGTCCAGGACTTCCTCGTACAGATATTTCTGGCCAATGATACAAAGCGGAGACTGGCCGGCAAAGATCGTATCATATACGTCAGATAAAAATATACCATTAAAGGCTTTCCGCATCTCTGCTGTAAATTCCCCTATGTATGCTCCGCTCTTTTCCAAGTCTCCCTTGGGACTTCCATCCGGATTCAGTTCTATCTCTGCAGGAGGCTTATAATCTTTAAAATGTTTCTGCACATCCAACACTCGGTTGATGATTTCAGGGTCAGCCGGGTTAAACCGGATAATCCGCGTGGGATCATCATTGATCGTAAAACTCTCGTATCCATCATTAAATGATAGGTTCTTCATCTTCGCCATCAGGCTCTACCTCCTCGTGATCAATTAAATACACCACGGGCGGATCTGCCGCCGCCCGCGCTTCTGTTCAGGTATCCGCTGTAAAAGTCTTTGTGGCAAGCACGAACTTACCCTTGACCCTATTTCCGGTATGGTGCACATTGAACGGGATCTGATATCCGGTCGTATCACCGCCATAGCTGGATACCTCTATGATCGCATCCTCTTTGTAAGCCACGTATGTGCCGTCTGCCGCCTCAACCGGATCCCACAGATGGACCTCAACTACACTGGTTTTCAGATCATCCAAGGTCTGCTGTTCATCCACGATTCCCTGTAGACGCTCAAACAGCGGCTCTCCGATTTCGGCATAGTATGGCTCTACACTAGCCTGGGGCTGATAGCTGTCCAGCGTTACGGACGTCTTGCCTAAGATATTATTTTTAGTTTCTACATTGGCATTCATTTCTACAATGTACTCTTCCAGGTCTTCCCCCAAACGGACGTAGGACTCCTTGGATTCAGACGGAAGGGCTGCATCAATGTAGTTGGCCATAAATTTACGTTTAATCTTTCCTGTGATCGTTTCTGCCATTTAAAATTCCTCACTTTCTATTTTGTATGTAACCTGTATCTGTATCTGATACAGGATACCGTCATTAACTGTCTCGCCCATGGGCTGCATAGCCATTGCGTTAGATGTGGCGGCCTTCAGGAACCTTGCTTCCAGCTCCTGGTTTCCGATATTTGCAATAAGGCCATACTCCTCCGGCAACCGTTCCAGCCAGTATCCCAGTTCCAAAAGGAAATTGCTGTTGGCCAGCCGGCAGTAATCCGTAAAGGAAGGCGCCACCGCGTACATGACAAAATTATGACGGCGTGTTTGGTTCCCCAGCAGGTCCTCCTTGACCAGGCTGTCTCCATTGCTGGACAGGCCATAGCCGGTGCCGGGCTCCGTAAAGTCCACATGGATATCACTGCCTACCAGAAACTCCGATATCTTCGGATACTCCGTCAGCTTCTGGCGCATGTAATCTATAATTGTCATGTCTTCTCTCCTTTATTTATTAGGGCCTGAGCCGCCTGTAGTATGTCATCCCTGTGGTCGGCCTTCATGCGGTCGAACCATTTCTTGCCGCGCATGGGTGCACCAGCATAGGTCAACTCCCGGTTCGTAGGCTCTTTTATTACCCCTTTACGTGAATACCACTGCCCAAAATATTTTCCAGGGGTATTTGATATCCACCCGGCACAATTGTACTTCGGATCAACATAGACAATTCCCTCGTGCAGATAATGGGCATACGGGCCTGGTATGTCGATCTGGCCGGAACCAAGCACTGTGGCCATGACCATCATGTGCTCCAGTTCTCCGGCTTGCCCGCGCGGCATGTAATCACTCATGTACTGCATGGCCTCTGAATCAACCAACTTTTGTACTGGACCGCCTTTCTGCAGCCCATGATTCCGCAGGACGGTTTCCTTGTCCTTTATGTTAAATTGCACTTTCACAACAACACCCCCTACTTGCAGGCCAACTCATAATGTTGCACGGACTCGCTGCCATACAGCCGCTCATCTACCGTGACCACTGTCAGGAATCCATGGGATGCCTTAAGGGCTGCCAGGGACTTCGATATGGCCTCCTGGCTGCTACAGTCTATCTCATCCTCAATGATGCCTTTGACAATCAGGTCCTTGCCCTGAGTAAGTTTAATAGGCCCGTCCAGGCTTTCCAGGGGGATGACTAGGAGGACGGATGTGCTGTCTCTCTGGCCAGTCTTAAGATAGGTGGACTGTCTCACATCCTCCCAGTACACGCCCTCTATGGGCATCCTGGTGTACTTCTCGGCCTTCCCCTCTTTGCTGTATAAATACAGCGTCACATCTGCATTGGTATACATATCACACCCCCTGATAACACAGGCCGGTATCTGCCAGCCACTTCATAACAATGCTGCGCTGTTCCTTGGCCGTGGCCTGTACTGACTCCTGAACGCTGGAAAAGCTGACCGAATAAGTACCGATCTTCTCCGATGCCTTTCCTCCGGATTCTTTCTGCCGTTTCTCCATGCGGTACTCGGATTCCGCCAGTTCACAGCAGCACATCTGGACCTCATCGGGGATCTCTGCTACATCTTTCAGTCGGTTGAATGTATAGCGGTCAATGGCCTGGCTGGCAGACCTGGCATAAAATGGGAAGCCAGTTGTGATGACCGGCTTCCTTCCTTTTAGGTAATTATTGATATAGTACATCTCGTCAGTGTATGCCTGCATCAGCATCAGCCCCTTTACTGCTTAATCAATGTGACCGCTTTTGTTACTGCCGCTGCCGCCACTGTCACAGTTTCCTTAATCGTGCCATATCCAGATTTCTTAATCATTGCAGGATAGGTCCCTTCGCGAAGATTAAACTCCGCCACACCGGAAGCGTTAGTCTTAATCCTGGAGCCATTCACATCCACAATTGCCCCACTAATGGCTGCTGGCGTTTCTGCATTGTCCTTAACCGTAAAGGTCACCTTCTGGGTTGTAACTGCTGTGGACGGCTCCAGATATGCAAATGGACAGCCTACACGATCCTCGTCCATCCTGGTTGCCGGGTTAGGCAGCGCCCATCCCATCCGGAACACGATACGCAAAGCAACCATGTCCTGCTGCGCCAGGTTGTAGACGATTTCCTTCGTTGTCGGGTCCTGGATGACGCCCTGATCCAGGATCTTTACCGTCACATCCTGACGGATGGAATACACCGCCTGCTTGAAGTCACCAACAATCAGCTGTGCAATGGTGTTGTCATAGGCGCCGTTCTGCGGGAAATACATCGGAGCCCCATCCAGCGCATAGTTGGTAGAACCCTGCATATCGGATTTGAAGATAAGACTGCCATCCGTTGCCCGGATCCCTCTCAGCTTCGCTCTCATGGTCATGGCAGCCAGCGCACCGGTGGCCATATATCCGTCTTCCTCAACCTTGGAAATGACTCCGCCCTCGCCCAGAAGCAGATTGTAATAATCGGGGCTGGAACCTACCGTCACATTGTTGCCCGCCTGCCTGGCCAGCGTAATGATGTCATTCTGCCAGTTACGCGGACGATTCACGCCAAAAATGATGGCGCTGTCCACGCGCTGGCCAATTGCCTCGTTAACCCTCGGTGTAATCTCACCGAAGATGTCGAACTCCGCATCATCCAGCACTGCCTCGGAAATCGGCACAATGACTGCCAACTCCGCAGCCTCAATGAATACATTATCCCAAGCCTGTCTGGTTGTCTGCTTCATGCCAGTGTCTCCATCTACCCAATAGGCTGTGGGCAGGAAATCAAGCACCCTCATCCGGGTCTGGTTGCTAGTCATGTTTGGCAGCTTACGTGCCATGCTCATAAACGTGGACTGCTTCGGAGCGTCCTGGAAAATAGTTGAAATAACCTGTTCGCGGATAATGGCCTCCGCATCGGCCCTGCTTGTAATATTTACAGCCATACTGTATTACCTCCTACTCTCTGCCTAAGATACTTCTTAAGGCATTGTTTGCTTGTGTCCTCGTGTCATCTGTCTTATCTCCCCCGGGGCCAGGAGTTGGTGCAACCACGCGGGGAATACTGACATCCTGAAACAAATATGCATTGTCTTTCTTTACAGCTTCCAGGGCCGTCTTAATATCTGTCTCCTGATTCTTACTGGCTTTCAGCTTCTCCACATCTAGGAAAGGCATGACCGCTTTCAGATCCCTGGGCTTAAACCCTTCTGCAGTGGTTTTCAACAGATCATTGAAGTCCCGTTCCGCCAGCTGCTTCTGGTACTCGGCGTCCTTGTTGGCCAGATCCGTAGTCAGGGTCTGTATCTTCCCCTGAAGTTCCGATATGTTTACGCCTTCAAAACTCTTAAGCGTGGCCTGTGCCGTGGAAAGCTGGGTCTTGTATGTATCCCTCTCCTGCTTGATCCCATTAATGTCCTTGCCGTACTCCGCCATGACATAATCAATCTGTTCCTGAGTTAACCCCTTTGCCTGTAAATCCTCTGTCTTCATTCTCTTTTCCTTTCTTGTCCGTCCTTAGGTTATTTATAGGTGTGTAACCATCCACCAACGGCTGACTATTTTAGGTCTTATCTTCTGACCGATTTTTAAGTATAAAAATAACACCCAGGATGATCCCGCGTGCCTATCGCAAATTATAACCCGTCCGTTTCATGTTTGATTTCTTCTTCATCCAGATGTGCCGTAACATTCATGGAAACTTTCGTCACTGCCGGCTCGTAAGTTGCAAGAAAGATATCCGGCTTACATGGATATATCTCCCCAGCTATACCACGGATAATGTAATCCCCCACACTGGCCTCATGTACACCTTCCAGAGTCCGAATCATGAATTTCACTTCTGGGGTTCCCTCGTTTTCAAACCAGGCACTCCCATTTCTGACTGCCTCGATAATCCATTCAGGGTCATCCTCCTGCTCCGGCCCGCCCGTCCACTGGAATGCCTCAATTACCACTGGTTTTTTCCTGTACTTCATTTATGCTCCTTTCCGTTGCGATATCGCAGCTTTTCTATTTTGGTATCCTTAGACGTTCTCGTTGTTGCCGCAATCCCATCTCCTTGGAAAAGTCTACGTAGGTCTTATTGGTCAGCCGTAACCGGCACTTGGTAGCTGTAATATCTTCCTTGTCAGCCTCGCCACTTTCCAGTAGTTTTACATCCTGCTTCTGTTTCCGAATGGTACGCTCCAGGCGGCGCTGGTGCTGTAAGGCACCATAGGTATCATACTCCCGGCCTTTATATATCTTCTTCTCATTCTCTTTCCGGTTCTGCTCCGCCAACCACTCATCCGTGTGCTTACGCTTTGATATCCCAAGCAAAAAGGGAAACTTGATGTGGTAGCAGTTAATCCCTGCAAATCCAAGCATCTCACCCTCGCCGCAGACAGTCCGCATCTCCTCAGAACTGTATACCTTTCCCTGCCAGCTCTGATGATTGAGATACCCGATCCCGGTGTTCCTAGCACCCATGTGCCAGTCTACTTCCCAGTGGTCCGTCCCCAGCTCCTCGGCGTTTTTGTCACTGACTTGCTTGGTCATCTGGGCAACGCCTGTCATCACTGCACGTCTTGCTGCCACCTCAATGCGGTCTGACTTGCCAGATGCATAGTCAACGGTCCGGATGCCGCTGGCCGTCATCTCGTCAATTACGTCACCTATGGCCTGACTATATGTCTTGGTGCCCGTGGTAATCCCCAACATGGCCTTATCCAGGCTGCGTTCCAGATACTCTGATAACGGAGTAAACACTTTTTTACCGCCGCCCATTGGCACGTTAAATCCGGTAGTCTGTGTGATGTTTTCCAGTGGCCTTAATGTATCCTTGGTCTGCCGCTTGGCTGCATCCACAACCTGCTGGAGCCATTGGTTATCCCTGTAAGGTAAATAATCCCTACCAACAGCCTCGTAAATCTCCTTGTTGCGTATGTAATCAGACCGCACTGCCTGCTCATAGATATCATCCACTTGCAGGTCAGTCTTTTCCAGCGCCTTGCCAATCAGTTGCTTAATCCGGATCCGGCTTGTCCCTATGGCATCCATCCTGATCAGCAGCCAGTCAATGACCGGCGTAACCTTCGCGGTCTCCTTGATCCGCTGTATGATCTCATCCATAATGGACAGTTCCAAAGCCGTCATGGTGCGCTCTAATGGCTTTGGCAGCTTCTCCAGTTCCTCAGGCGTCATAAGGGCATTCCCTCGTACAAAACGTAATCTTGGTCACACTCCCTGTGATATCTCTATAATCTTCACTGACCTCGTATGGACATATAAACTCGACCTCACTTGTGCGACACATGACCTTAGAAAACTTTGACACTCCCTTCGGCGTGTCTGGTTCGGCATATTCTATTACTGCCTGCCCACGTTCAAGCGATAACTTAGTCACATCTTTTGATGATATGACTACATTCCCTACCCTAATCCATAGATCTTTTATCCGCATATTCTTATTCCTCCGTCAATGCTGGTTCCGGCAGGTTCTTGGCTGCCTCCTCCAGGGTTTCGCCGTACCACTTGGCCCTGTATTCTGCCAGGGACATTACGCCCATTGCTACATCCGCCCGGTCAGTCTGGCGCTCCAATTCCGCATCTACGATCACGCTGTCGTCCCAATCAGATGACACCTCATAGTCGCTGCCAGCTGGAATTAAGCCATACAGTGCCGCCCAGAAACTCATGGCATACACCAGGTCCTCCAGGGCATCCTGTAATGCCATCTGGGTATCGGACACCATCACATAGGAGCGCTGCCTGCTGGTCTTAATCTCAGTGGCGGTCTTATCCACGCTCTGTGGATCTGACAGGGTGCCGTAGGCCAAGTTGCAGTTAAACTCCACCAGCTTCAGCTGGTTATTGAATCCATTAAATAAAGCTGTATCTCGAATCTCTGGGCTGAATGTATCAATGAATGGCTTATCTGTAGCACCGGTATTGTAATCAACGTTACGATATAGCCGCTCCTGGCCTCCTGGATATTCATATTTATCCTGATCCTGGTTGTACTTAAGTAAGGATGTGGCTATGTGCACGGCCAGTTGTGTGCCCTCATACTCCCAGCATATGTTGGAATACCGCCTGTCTGCCTCTTTGATGAGCCCAATTGCCCTGGAGTATACCGACACCCCAAGCGGACTGTCCGAATCGTCCGCATTGGCCAATGGTACCTTGAAATATCCGAACAGTAACCGATCCGCGCCCTCAAGTAACAGTTCTGGTACCAACTCGGACCATCTGTCAATAGAGTTGACCGCCACCTCACTGCCAAGGTTATAATCATTTGTAGCCACAAAGGCTCGGTTGGTAATATGCACCCGGTTCCCCTGCAGCGTATGCACTTCCAGTCTGGTATATATCTTCTGCCCCTTACGGAACTGCTCCGTGAATACGCACTGCGTAAGCCGACCAGAACTATCGAAACCCAAGGGAAAGAAGCAATCTGCTTGTACGAACTGTACTTCAATTCCCTGCTTCGTGATATATGGCTTCATAATCAGGCCACCTTTTGCGCATCCGTACTCAACATACCGCCGCAGATCCTTGATCACTTTACGCTGATATTGCTCATTCAGGTAATCCGCCGCTGGCCCTCCAGTCACCTCAGACTTAAGTTCCAACGTTACCAAGCGCGCAATCTCTGAGGCAATAGCTGGCGCAAGGTTGGCGCTGAACACATCCTTATTATTCACCCACGGTGACCTGTTTTCATACATCCTGGTCCAAAGTTCAATCATGTTTGCCATCTGGGACGTCATACACACATCCACCTGGGTGTCCGCATCCTTATTCAGGACATTCATGATCAAGTCTAACATCTTTGTGAATTTCGTCATCATCACCTCCTATCCGTATTTGATCAGACGGCTGATCTGCCGTTCAAACGTGTATTCAAAGCTATCCAAGCTATCAATATCACTCGTACCATCATCCAGCCTGACGTTCTTGGTTAATTCCTTGGGATCCCATACGGCTGTGCTTAGAGCATCCACAAGGCTCTGGCACTCACCCTGGATATAATAAAAACGCCCCTGTGCCATTAGAATAGCAGTGGCGTTGATCCTATCATTGATCTCAGTTTTTAGGGCATTTTCTACACGAACCCAGCCAAGACCGTGTTTGCGTAAGCTGGATCGGATCCCGGCTATCAGCGTCTGCTCTGCGTTGTCTGCATATACGGTTGTGATAAACCCGTACCGGCTTATGATTTTCTGGCAGAAGTTACAGAACATGGTTCCCAGCATCTCCGGGTCAATTTCAATCTGGTTCCCTTTCTCATCCTTGCAGCCTATCCATTCTGATGCAAGAGCGATCACATTATGATATCCCCTGGTGATGGCCGTGGCCGTGAAAGAATGTCCGGATCCACTGCCACCGAAATCAATTCCAAGGATAATCTCCATGATGTCCTTTGGCTTGTCAGTCAGGCAGAAGGCGTATTGTTTGGTACTTGTATCATCAGCAAACCGGCGGTAGATAAGGCCATTGGCCACCACGCGCATCCCCTTGATGTCCCGCAGGTACCAGATACTGTTCTTGTCATACCGGCTTTCAACCTCCCGTAGACGTTCCGGAGTGATGTTGATGTTGTCGTAAATGGTACAGTGCATGTAGTTGTATCCACCTGGGAAGTCTCCCGCATCTGCCTGTCGCTGGTACTTGTCTATATACTCCGCGTAAATGGGCGCCCTTGGGTTATCCGGATTCAGATCCCAGAATACTTTTAGCCGCTGCGCGGCCAGCTGACGGTTGAAGGCCTCTTTGATGGTGTTGTCATGATGCAGGTTGATCTCTGTTGCGATCCACATACCATAGGAGTTGCCACGGATCTTTTTATAGCTGTCTTCCTTGGCAGCACCGGCAAATATTACAATCTTCTGCTTTCCCCTTGTGTCCGGCCCCTTGATAAACAGTGCTTCATTGTCCTTGTACTTCCCCCAGTGGCACTGCCCCCGGAAGATCCATTCAAGGCCAAAACCATTGGCATCACCAATGTTAAGCTTGGCATTGGCCATTGTAGATCCAGTGGCCAGATGGATACGATCAGGCGTGGTCTTCAGTTCATGGGCAAAGGCAAACACATTGTCCACCGTCTTGCCGGCACGAACAGCACCCTCGGCCACGTTATACATGCAGGTCTCACATCTACGTATATACTCCTTGTGCTTTTCAGAAAAGTTAAAAGGGATGGTCTTTTTCCGGGTGAACCTATTAGGCACTGCCATAGATATCACCCTCTATCCCATCCATTTCCTCAATCTCCTGATTGTTACCTGTAAGCTTATCTGTCTGGGCCCGGAGTTGTGCGATCCGCGCTTTCTGTTCTTCGCTGGCCAGATCCCAACGCTTATGCAGCAACTCGTCATACTGCTTGATGAGCCCTTCCAGCGTCTTTTGGGCCCGGGCCTGCGCTTGCAGGAAATTGCCCTGCTTATCCCAGGCCTGCTGCACCTCCCAGCGTTCCTCCGTCACTGTATCGCCATCCTTATGGCCTATCCTGGTGGTTGTCACGTCATCCCGATCTTTGACATACATGATGGACTGTGCCCGGATGATGGCAGCATAAGCAATCTGTACCTGGTCCCAGAGGATGTCAAGCGGATCCGTGGGCATCTCCTGGATAATAGAAACGGTCTCCTCAGGCAAGTACTTGCTGAAGAAACCGAATTTTTCTGCGTTTTTATTCTGTTCTGGGGCCGCGCCGCCTTTATTACCAAGGGCGTTCTTACTCCCTTTAGGCGGCCCCTTTTTATGCGAACGTTCGCTTTTCTTATCCGAGCGTTCGTTATCCCACTTATGAGTACACTTCCAGCGGCGGACCGTCCCCTCTGGCAGATTCAGTTGATTTGCAATCTCAACTAATTTCCTACCTTCCCGATACATGGCCTCCGCCTGTTCTATCCTTGGATCTGGCGCCCTGGCCATGCTGATCACCTCTTTTATGTTTGTTTTGTAAAACAATGCTACTCACCCAGTGTCTTGGTGGTCTTATCTAACGCCAGCAGCATATTGTAATTCATGACTATCTCTGTTGCCCAGATTACCATCAAACGATAGTCGGCCAGTGTCTTTGTCTCCTGCATTGTACGTTCCCATATAGCCTTTGTAAGATCCATGTTCCGTTCTTCAATCACCAGCCATGCTGGCTTCACTCCTAATAACGGTTTCTTTGATAGTTCTCCCATGTTATCCTCCTTGTGTGCAATAAAATGGCACCCAACCTCGCGGATGAGTGCTTAAATAGCGAAGGCAGGATTTGAACCTGCGACCTCCGGGTTATGGGCCCGGCGAGCTGCCAGACTGCTCTACCTCGTATTAATGTGTACCTGCATCTAAGTACCCAGAATCTGGATACCCGATGCGCCAGTACAATGCGTTTTATGCCCAGGCATCGGCAAATGCACAGGGCTGAAAAAACAATACCCCACTACACCAATGCAGTAGGGAGAGTCAGCCGCCAGGCTGTGACACCTGACAGCCGTTGTATAATGGGGGAGGATGCTTCTGCCCTCTGGCTTCTGCATGATAGCATCTTAGCATGATTCAGGCGAACATGACCGAACATTTTTAAATTTCCTCAAAAAATCTATTATTCCTCACTCTGCAACTATCCTCCGTGAACTTCACCCGCCGCTTTGGCAACATGCGGTTCATAGCCTGTGCCACTTTCCACCACGGTAGCCCATCTATGTAATACAGCCGGAACATGATCCGCATCTCACTCTTCGGGATGGTCTGGATATACTCCTCCGCCTGACAGGTTAACTCCAACAGTTCTGCCTCCTTGCGCTCCAGGATCTGTCTGTACCGTTCCCTCAAGGCTTGCTTCCGGTAATAATCCGGTACTGGATAGCCTGTAATCTTAATACTTCCAATCGTACCATCTGATCGCGTTCCCTTGACGGTATCTGACACCTGATGAGGCTCCTCCAAGAATCTGTCCAGCTTCTTAATCCGCTGTCTTATGTCCTTTATCTCCTCTTTCATCTCGCAATATTGTATCAGCACCTCCTTGTCCATCGGCATCACCTCCCATCACCGCATGTCAATCTCAATGTCGCATTCATCTTTCAGCACCGCCCTGATATCATCCAGCGTGTACAATCCTTTATCAAACTGCCGGTAAAACTCCAGGCAGTAGTCCACAAAGCGTTGTTCCCGGCTCTTACCATCCACCTCACGCCGGATCAGCTGCCCGAAGTGATCCTTAAACATCAGCACCGGTATTCCAAGCATCAGAAGGAATGCTGTCTCTGCCGCATCATGGGTGGCCTCCTGTTTCATCCCCTGCATCTGGTCCCTGGAAAGATTGTATGTAGGCTGTTTTCTGTTCTGACGCTCTAAGCGGCGCCGTTCTGCTCGGGTCATAATATTGTCTCACTCCCTTCGGTGGCTCCCGCAGTCCCGGATCCGGGCAAGCCACTGTATATGTATAGGCCGGCATCCTGGCGGACCAAGTGTTTGGTGGCGGCTCCTTGATGGCTGATTCT